ATTGCCTTCGGTGTCCTGTGGCTCATTGGCTTTGAAGAACAGACAGGTGAATTAGCCCCTATCGACGCTGTGTTCCTTGAGATCCTCAAAGCTATCGCATTCATGGGCGTAGGCGCTATGGGTGCTATCTCAGGTCGTAAAAGCTCACCAGCACCTACTAAAGACGAGGAGTAATCATGAACTTATCCGAACACTTTACCCTTGAAGAGGCTACCTACAGTGAAACTGCTGTACGTAATGGTATCGACAATCAACCCTCTACTGTCCAACTGGAGAACATGAAGACAGCAGCTCAGAAGCTAGAGCAACTGAGAGCACTCACAGGCCCCCTGCGTATCAATTCATGGTTACGTCTACCAGCCGTTAACGTGGCTGTTGGAGGCTCTAAGGTCTCCTCACACATGGACGGTTGGGCTATTGATGTCTCCAGCTCTAAGCTGACTCCGTATCAGTTGTGTCAGGAAGTCAAGAAGGCTGGTATCAAGTTCGATCAGATCATTCATGAGTTTGGTCGCTGGATGCACATCAGCTTCGCTCCTGAGATGAGACAACAAGAGCTGACTATCTTCCGTCCGGAGAATAAGTACAAAGCAGGTATCCTCACTGAAGAGGAATACCACAAAGCCTAAAAAGAAAGCCCCGTGAGGGGCTTCTTAGTTTCTACTATACGAAGAGGATTGCTACAGTAACAAACCCTAAGTGAATCAGGATAGCGTTAGCCATCTCGTATTCATCTTCGTCAGTCTCAACAACGGCTTGCTCAGTGTGTTGAATACCGAGTACAAGTCCTCCAGACCATGAGAAGTCTACTATCATGTCCAATGCCTCCTATGCTAATTGTACCAATGTCGCCAAGTGTTAGCGATAATATGAAAGCAGGTGATCATCTCGACCACCCGCATGAGTATTCCTACTTTCGACACTTTTTACCGGATAGGACAAGCACCAGACGCACATTCAGCATCGTCAAGGCCAATGTTAGCTTCGTCAATAGCTGAGATAATACGTGTAGAAGCAACCATCTCATTGTATTGTTCCTCAGTAATCTCTTCCAGCGGAGCTTGTTTAAATCCGTGTTCAGAGTGTAGCAGGAAAGACAAGGATTTATGATTATTCTTGTAGTTCTTCTTCAAGTACTTGCGGATCTCAGGAAGCTCTTCAGGACGGTAGTACACAGTACAAGATACAGAGTTGTCACTCCACACTTCCTGCAACCATTTTACTGTCTCCAACTGCGAGATAGCTGTCATGTCCTTAGCCAACACAGCGTGATCTGGATGACGGAAAGGGAAAGACACTACAACAGTAGAACGGTCTTCTGAGCCATCGAAGTTCTGCTGATACTCAACATGGTAGCCGTGATCCTTACAGACCTGAACCAGCGCGTGATTAGAACTGATGCGGATACGGCGAATCATGAAACGAGCGTAAGCAGGATGACAGCCGGGAGTAACACCGGGCAACAATGACAGAGTACCTGAAGGCTTTACGGTAGTTAACTTGATGGACTTATTGAAACCATGCTTTTGAGAGTACCACTCATCGTAAGTGCGAAGCTGTGTATATGTCTCACTCAGCCAAGCTTTCTGCTCTTCTGTGGACTGTAACACGCCTGTGATACCAATTCCCATTCGCATGTTCTCGTGAACGATAGCCTCTGTGACCTTTTGGTGACACTGGAGGGCCAACGAATGCTTGTTGATACGATACAACAGAGTGCATACATCAAGAAGCTCTTCTTTGCTGCGGATATTAGGCAAGAATACTTCAGCAAGACAGCAGGTTTCACCGTCAGCCAAAGACTGTTCAGCGCATGGGTTATAGCCTTGAACTTTGGGATCTGGATACTGAGTCTCACCCAATCGTCCGATCTTTCGTGAGAGTTTGAGGTTGATAAGGCCGTATGGTTCGCCTTTGCCTTCATAACCATCCCAGAAGAAGTCGTGCAAATCTCCAATATCGTGACACACGACTGAGTTGTTGGACATGGCTCTCCAGCTAGGGATATTGCCCAAGTCCCATCGCTTAGCAAGTAGATATTCCACATCGTCGGCGTCTCCAATAGCAATCTGAGCACTACGGCGCACGTTACCCGCAACGACAACAGCACCGATAATGTTCATAATGTCCAAACAATCAACTGGACGTAGCTGCTTACCTGCACGTTTCTCCAATACCTTAGAGATCTGCTCAATACCCCACACGAGGTCTTCAGGGCCTGAGGCTGTACCGCCAAAGCCTTTGATAGGAGCGCCTTTGGAGCGGATCAACTGTGTTGAGTACGTGAACGTCTGTTTACCTGAACTATGAGCCAAGAAAGCAGCTTTGAGTGTCTTACCCAATAAAGCAACCCATCCTTCACGACTGTCAGGAACGATGAAGTCAGCCCCGCTATCGACAACACGAATAGGGCATTTAAAATCCGCATTGACTGGAGGAAGTTTATCGACATTCTCTCGTTGAATATTGTAGCCCACGCCTGAGCCAAGCATCAACATATCCATAGCCCAAGTGAACGGCTCGACTGGCTTATCTACTGTACGGAAAGCACAGTTCTGGAGACTAGAAAGACCAAGTTTGTCTACTGTATCTGTCCCTAATTGCCACCAGAAACGACCTGCTACAGATCCTTTTAGACCTAAGAGGTAATCACGTAAGCGTTGCTCTTCTTCTGCTGTAAAACCGCAGTCTAGTTGCTTATCGCAAGCTTTGATAACACGTTCTACAGTGTCAGGAAACTCTTCTGTGGGGCTATTGATGTCGTTCTCATCCAAGCGACGAGCATATGTACGCTTGTAAGTCAAGTAGCCTACTGAAGACCAAGGTGTCAAAGTTGTCATGTTTTCTTTCGCTGTTGTTGTTAAATTTTGAAGGGCAGGTATTTTAGTACGATTCGATCATCTTGTCAAGATACCAACGAGCCTTTTTAAGGTCTTCCACACCATTTTTGTCCATGAATCGCATCAAGTACTGCATAAGTTGTACATAATCAGCCACAAACATGCCTGAATCTTTATCAACTCGTAGTTTAGAAACTAATTTAGCAATAACATCGCGCACTTCAATGTTCTTGTCCTCAAAGAGCATGTAATGCTTTGGTTTACTTATTACATTGTAGTCGTCCTTGGTCATTCCATTAGCTCCTTTTTCAGCTAAAGCAATTAAGTTAGCTTTCCATTCTTCAATACTTTCCGCTTTAGGTTTGTCAGATGCAGAGGGAATGGTGTTAGGTAATATAGGTGAACCCATGTTGTATCCTGCCATATACTCCTCAATCTCTTTGAGTGTTGGTTTCATTATGTGAGTACTTTCGTTCTAAATATTCAATAGAGAGGAACATTTCATCGAAGTGTCCGTCCTCTACTTCGTTCATGACCAGTAAGCCTCGCCAATGACGGTTACTTAGCTGATCCATGTAGTCCTCATCATGAAGGTAATAGCTACCAGCGACAATAGCGCATATAGGCTTGCCATCAGCACGTTTCCCATAGGCGATCTGCTTACCCTGTTGATGTCCTGCCACACAAGACATATGAAGCTTACTGATAATAGCAGCTGGAGAAGCAGCAGGTCTACCCATAGCACCAACAGGCCAATAGTGATTGAAGCCGACACCATTAATGAATACAGGATGTAAGAACTCATGTACTTCCCAGTCTTTCAAGTTGAGGTCATCATAGGTTAGTAAGCCTTCAAGCATGGGGTTATTGTTCACAGCTCTCGTGAGGCGATGCTCATGGTTGCCTTTTAAGAACACCATACGAGGCTTGTATACCTTCTGTTTGTTCTCCTTCTGATTCTTTTGGAGTGCATGAAGAGGATTCAGTAAGGTTAGCATCCCTGTGTTCCCTGCGGCTACGTCAGCTAGGTAGCGTTTACCTTCAAAGTACTTGCTACCTGCTTTGTCGTGGCTTGAGAGACTAGGGAAGTCCCAGTGATCACCGAGGTGAACTACGATGTCTGGACGGTACTCACAGATTGCTTTCCCTGCCCATGTAAGGTGCTCCTGAGGAGCATCTGGTTTTGCTTGGGTATCTGGAATTACTAGGATCCTCATTCAAACACACCTTTAGATTGCTGAGTCCAGTTAGGGCAGTCGTACACTTCAGGGAAGGCCAACAAGAGTTGCTGAAGCATCTGATCGTTCAAGCATCGTCCATAACCTGCGAAGGGCTTACCTGTACGATCATCAAATTCATTGAGAGGGAACTCAACTGAGTAGTACACTTGCTCTTTGATGTTGTATCCGTAGTGCTTACTCATCTCGTCTAGGATACGGTCTAGGACTTCCATCCAAGTAGTGTCATGAGGTTCAATGATCATTGTCTCTTTGCGAGGACATAACGTACCTTCCTCGTCGATCCACTCATGTGTCACCATCTCGAAAGCCCAGTAGTCATCATCCATGAGCTTAGGATGATCTTCCTCCGCTACGAAGGCTACAGGCTTAGTCCATAAGGACATGAAGTGTATCTTTAGAGTCTCGA